TTAAAATATTTTATAAAAGTCTACTATATAAAATAGGAGTTTACATTATGGGATGCGGATGCAATAAAAACAAAACTGAAAAAAACGAAGAATCTCCTGCGTTCAGAACAGAAGATTCTACTACACAAACCAATCAAGGAACTTTCTTTAAAAGCATAGCAATGGCAAAAAGTTTTGCTTCAGCTATTGCTTCCCGAGGAGTTTCAAACAATAAAACTAATGGCCCAACCAAGCAGTTACGAGTTCTCAGCTGTTTTGGTAATCAAGACCGTGGTGGTGAACTGCCTCCATGCCAACACTTAAAACAAAGCACAACTCCTGGAAAGCATTTCTGTGGTGGTTGTGGGTGTGGTGATAAACCAATGACTTGGTTGATGGCGGCGGGAGAAGAGTACAGCAAACTGGATTATCCAAATCTTCAATGCCCATTAAACATGCCTGGATTCACAAATTATACTCAAAGTGCCCCAGACGAGGCAAATGCTCCAATATCCAGAAAATATTATATTGAAAATATAGACTTTAATGAAGTGCTAAAAACACCAATTAGTCTACCTCAATTTAAACCACAAACACCTCCTGTTCCTCCGAATCCAGAAGAAACCGGAAAAGTTTAAATTTAAATTGCCATAAATACTAATAGATTTATGGCAAACCCAAATTCCAGAGAAACCCTGATTCAATACAGTCTTCGACGCCTGGGAGCTCCAGTAGTCGAAATAAATGTCGATTGGCAACAATGCGAAGATCGTCTAGACGATGCTTTTGATTATTTTACCGAACGACATTTTGACGGAGTAGAAAAGGTATTTTTTAAATACCAAATAACTCAAGACGATATAACAAACAAATATATTTCTACTTCCGATATAGGAACACCAAACGGTATAACCGGAAGTGGTCCTACCGGAAAAGAAATTGTCTCTGTAGTTCGAGTAATTCAATTTGGTAAATTTACTAACGTAAATATGTTTGACGTTAGATATCAAATGGCATTAACCGACTATTTTGGTATTAATAGAAATTTGGCTGGCCAGTATTCTATGGGTCTTGCTCAATACGATTCCATGAAGCGATACATCAAACTGATTGAAGATCTGTTTCAACCAGAAAAAGCCATCACATTCAGCAAAGTTACAAATAAATTGTATCTGGACATGAATTGGGAACAAGAAGTTGCTGCGGGCGATTGGATTGTAATTCAAGCGTACGCTTCTTTAAACCCGGATACTTATACTGAAATTTATAATGACCGTTATCTGAAGCGATACCTGACCGCATTAATTAAGCGTCAGTGGGGATCAAACATGTCTAAATTTGATGGTGTTGCTTTGCCTGGTGGAGTTACAATGAGAGGTTCTCAGATATACGCTGAAGCAGTAGCAGAACTTCAAGCAGTGGAAGAAGAAATTTTACGCAACTACGAGCTGCCCGTAGATTTCATGACAGGTTAACATGCCAGTAAATCCATATTTTAAAGATTATTCTGAAGAGCAAAATCTTATAGAAGATTTAACCATTGAAATTATTAAAACAATGGGTAGAGATATGATTTACATTCCTAGAGACGCTTGGAGTAGTGATCTTATATTCGGCGAACAAAACGGAACTTATTTAAAAACTGGAATTCCATTAGAAATGTATATTGATTCTGATATGGGATTTTCTGGTCAAGGTGATATTGCTAGCAAGTTTGGTATTGAAATTAAAGATAATCTAGATATGACTCTTGCCAAGAAGAGATTCGTACAAGAAGTACAAACAAGATTTCCCACAATAACCAGACCACGAGAAGGTGATTTGATATTTTTTCCTCTAGCAAAAGCAATTTTTGAAATTAACTTTGTTGAACATGAAAATCCATTTTACCAAATAGGAAAATTGTATTGCTATAAATTAACTTGTTCTCTATGGAATTACGACGAAGAAGATGTGCATACCGGAAATACCGATATTGATGCAGTGGAAACTGATCTTCGTGGTCTGACCGGAGAAAATCAAGAATTTGATAATTTAAATTCTACTATATTAGATTTTACTGAAACAGATCCATTCTCTGAAGGCAACTACTAATGTTTACTTATTATAATAACCAAGCAATAAGAAAATTAGTTATTGGTGTTGGTTCTCTATTTAATAATATTCATATTCTTCAAAAGAAGGAAGACGGAACTAACAGAGATACCTTAGTACCTATTACTTACGCACCAAAAGAAAAGTTTTATAAGCGTTTAATTCTTCCTAGCTCAATCAGCGATCAAACACGTGTTGAAATCAACACACCAGCTATTGCATTTGAAATAACAAACATGCAATACGATCCTGCTAGAAAATTAAATAAATTAAACAAAACAAATAATACCACTTATATGGAAGTTCCGTACAACTTTACGTTTGGTGTTTACGCGTACACTAGAACTATAGAAGAAAATCTTCAAATCATGGAGCAAATACTTCCGCAATTTACTCCAGAGTTTATTATTAGTCTTAATTTTACTTCAGTGAATACTAAAGTAGATGTTCCTATAGTATTAGCACAAACTAATATTTCACAAGAATATGAAGGCGATTTTAGTACTAGAAGAGCAATTATAAGCAGTTATCAATTTATAGCCAAATCTTACGTATATAACTATGTTAGTGGAATCAGTGCTCCGGCTATTCAAACCTATAGTGGTTTGTTTGATGCTGATAATGGTATAACCTTTGGAATTACAGGAGGATAAAATGAGTGAAGACGTTATTTCTAAATCATTAGGTATAAATTTTATTGGTCCACCAGAAGAAATTAAACAAACGGTCACAGATTCAAAAACAGAAAAAAGTCTCGATAAAGACTTTGAATACGCTAAAGATAATATTAAGATGTTAATTTCTAATGGCTCAGAGGCTATAGAAGAAATCTTAAAAGTAGCAAAAGCGGGCGATTCCCCCAGAGCTTATGAAGTAGTATCTCAATTATTAAAAACTGTTGCGGATATGAATAAAGATCTGTTAGACCTACACCAAAAAGCAAAAGCAGTCAAAAAAGAAACTGTAAACGTGAAGAACACAACAAACAATTCAATATATGTTGGTTCTACTAGTGAACTACAAGATCTGATCAATAAAGATCGAAGTAGAAGTAAGGCTCTAGAGAGTCAAACTTTTTTAGATAATACAAATGGGCTATAATAAAAAATCAGGTTATCTCGGCAATTCCAATCTAAAAGAGATTGGAACCCAAATAGAATTTACAAAAGAACAGGTTGAAGAATATATCAAATGTTCTAATGATCCTGTTTATTTTATTAAAAAGTATATCAAGATTGTTACATTAGATAAAGGTTTAGAGCCGTTTGAACTTTACGATTATCAAGAAAATATTGTAAATACAATACAAAATAACAGATACGTTATTGCTAAACTTCCTCGCCAGACAGGCAAAACTACAACTACTGTTGCATGGATGGTTCATTATTTAATATTTAACCAAAACGTAAACATAGCTATTTTAGCAAACAAATTAAAGACTGCTATGGAAATCATGAAACGTTTAAAAGAAGCTTACGAGTATCTTCCTAAATGGTTACAACATGGTGTGGTAGAATGGAACAAAACTTCTATTCAACTAGAAAACGGTTCTCGTGTGATGGCATCAGCTACTTCTGCTTCTGCTGTCCGTGGTGGTTCATTTAACGTTATTTTCTTGGACGAATTTGCTCACGTTCCACCTAATGTTGCCGACGAATTTTTTAGTTCGGTGTATCCAACCATCACATCAGGCCAAACAACTAAAGTCATAATAGTGTCTACTCCTAACGGATTGAACATGTATTACAGTTTGTGGCAAGGTGCAAATAAAAAGCAAGGCGAAGAAAACAAAAACGAGTACGTACCAATTGAAGTACATTGGAGTCAGGTTCCTCTGTATCCGGGTGGTCCGCTTCGAGACCAAAAGTGGAAACAAAGAACTATTAAACAATTAGGTGGAGGATCTGGTGGAGAACAAAAATTTCAAAGTGAATACGATTGTGATTTTATCGGTTCTTCAAACACACTTATATCCACAGCAAAATTACATGTACTTTCAGCAAAAACTCCACTGTCAAGAACTAAAGAAGGATTAACAATATACGAAGAGCCAAAAGATAACAGAGTATACGTAATGACCGTGGATACTTCCAGAGGGCAAGGAAATGATTATAGTGCAATAGTGATGTTTGATATAACGGAAGCCCCTTATAAAATTGTAGCAAAATACAGAAATAATATTATTTCCCCTATGTTGTTGCCTACCATTATTTCCGCTTTTGGTAAAAAATATAAAGACGCTTACGCACTAATAGAAGTAAATGATATTGGTGGTCAGGTAGCTGATATTTTACATTACGATTTAGAATACGACAACATTCTTATGAGCACCAGCAAAGGTCGTAGTGGTATGGTTTTAAATGGTGGTTTTGGTAAAGGAGAATCGTTATTTGGTGTTAGAACCACAGTTACAGTTAAAAAACTAGGGTGTTCTATTCTTAAAAGCTTGGTAGAACAAGATAAATTAATTATAGAAGACGAAGAAATTATCAAAGAACTATTGTCGTTTGTGGCAAAATATAACACGTTTGCTGCAGATGATGGACATACTGACGATTTAGTAATGTGTTTAGTTTTATTTGGTTGGTTAACTAAACAGGGATATTTTAAAGAAATTACAAATATAGACATCAGAAAAGAACTATTTGATGGAGAAATTAAAAAAATTGAGGATGACGACTGGTTTAGCTTTGGTTTTATAAGCGGTTATGACGATATTGAAGGGGAAACCAAACTTTGATATTTTATAAATATTTAAAATAACTTAGAGGAAAACAACCAATGCCGTATAATTTTAAAGCAGCAACATTATCAAAAAATGGATTAGTAGTAAATTTAGGCACCACTACTGAAGCTCAGTTAGGTTATATGACTGTTAATACTGCAAACGACTGGGTTGGTCGTTTAACTACTAACGGAAAATCATACACAACAGGCCCAACCGGAGCATGGAAAAATGAATGGTTATCGGTTTATCAATATTTAGATTACGGTAATGGTATTTGCTATATCGGTGGTACCGGTTCTTCCGGTGGTTATACTGCTGCTAGCACAACTAATACGCCATTACATAATAAATCTTTGTTTAATTTTGACGTGGTTTTTGATTGTGGAAACACCTTTTCTTCTAGCGGTGCCAAAAACATCGCCCAAACCAGACAAGACTGTGTTGCTTTAATTGGTAATCTTTCAAGTATCTCAAACATAAGTGCCGGGTACAGTAATGAAGCCACAGACTTTGGTATAACTTCTGCTGACAATGAATTTATAGCGTTTTTTGCTGGACGTAAACAAATAGACACCCGAGTAAGAACTACACTTACAACTTGGCCAAGTTCATATGTTTATCTGAATACCACAGCGGATGTTGCTGGTATTATGGCAACTAACGCAAATATTTTTAACATATTTACTCCGGCTGCTGGTGTTTCTACCACAAAGTATATGAGAAACGTGGTACAACTTGAAGATTATTACTCGGACGACGATAATACCAATCTTCTCACTAATAATATAAATCCAATACGACAATATCCAGGTTTTGGTATTGTGTTAACTGGAAATAAAACATATAAAAATGATTCAACAAATGTATTAGATCGATTAAATGTAATCGTTACACTAAATTATATGAAGCGTGGTTTGAAAGAAATATTAAACAGTTATTTATTTGAACCAAACAACGCAACAACCAGAACATCGGTTACTGCTGCAGTTGCAGGTTTCTTAAGCACTTCACTCAGAAGTATAAATCAAACATCAATGACGTATACTGTTGTTTGTAACAACGAAAATAATACTGACGCAAGCACAACATTAAATGTTAAAGTTGTATTAACAATACCAGCACTAAGCGAAACAATAACATTAACAATAGTCAATAGTGATAATGGTAACACTTTAGTAAGCGTATCCGTATAAAAATATAAGAAAGAATTACTACTATGGCAGACACCACACCACCAACAGATTGTCATTCAATTACAAGTTTTATAACTGCGTTTAAAGGCGGAACTCGCCTTAATCGATTTAAAGTTACCGGAGGAATTGGCGCTAATAAAACAGGAGACGATACAGGTGCATTTCATATACGCTCTGCTACTATTCCAGAAGCTCAAGTAGGAGCAATCGCAATAAACCATAGAGGTAGAACTGTAGCTTATCCAGGCGATCGTGCATATGAGCCTTGGCAAATAACCATTTTAGATGATACTGGTGAGAAAAATTTACACAAATTATTTCATGATTGGCACAATTTTATTAATGCTCACGATACAAACAAAACTCAAATTACACCTACCACACCTACCACACCTACCACAACAACCACAACACCCGGAACTTCTACCAGTACCACAACCACAAGTACCACATCTACTGCACTAAACCCTTCCGATACTTTTGCTGACAGTTGGACAGTGGAAATGTTAGACGTAAATGGAACTGCATTACCGAACAGAACTTTTACATTAAAAGATGTCTGGCCAGCTACAGTTGGACCAATTCAACTAGACATGAGCCAAGATAATACATTAGCCAGTTTTGCTGTAACTTTAATATACTCCCACTATACATATGGTAGTGCAGGAGCACCAGCTACCGGTTCTACTTAA